TATTTGCGCTGGACTAATTACAAAGTAGAAAATGGCAACATGGTAATTACACAGCAATTTAGTGATGAAAAAGGCAACAAAATACCAGTGCCAGAGTTCTGGAAGGACATCCAAGAGGTGCGCACAATTACAAACGTGGACAGAGTTCCATTTGGATATATTAAGTCGCCAGTAAACAATCGCAAGCCAAATGACAAGTATGGCGTGCCAATTACTTATGGGTGCGAGGCTACAATTTTAGAAATAAAAGAAACAATGAAGCAAATGATTCGTGAGTACGAATTAAAAGAAGTGTTTGTTGGTGCAGATGTTACGATGTTCAATGGCAAGAACGCACTACCAAGCAACGGATTGTTTAAAAAGATAGATTCAACGAGCGATGACTTTTTCGAGGTGTTTGATCCAGAGTTCAGGGATTACACTACGAGGTTGCAGGAACTTTACAAAAGGCTAGAGCATGAAATAGGAACAAGCTACGGAATACTTTCAGAGGTTGACAGCCAACAGGCAACAGCAACAGAAATTAAGCGCAGCATGTATGACACGTTCACAATTTGTGATGATATGCGAAGCAACATTGAAAAAGGTATGGAAGATTTCTTTTATGCTTGCAACGTGCTAGCAAACGCATTTAACTTGTCACCACAGGGCGAGTACGAACTAAAATTTGATTGGAGTTATTCATTGCTAGAAGATACACAAAGCGAGTGGTCACAAATGACTTGGGCAAACAACAAGGGTATTATTAGTGATGTGGAAGTTCGTCAATGGTTACGACCAGATGAAACACTTGAGCAAAGTGAAAAGGCGCTTGAAGAAATAAGGGAACAGAATCCAACAATCGAGGATATACTTGGCAAAGACAAAGAGAATGAAGAACAGGACAGAAAAGCCAACAACGACAGAATAGTAAATACTGCACTTGAAAAAATGGGGTTGTAGCCTATGGAAGCCAATTTAAGAATTTTACAATCAATAAAAAAGATAAATGATGGCATAAAAGAAACAAAGGAAAAACAAAAAAATATAAGTGCAGAACAGGTCGAGTTAAGCAAAAGACAAGAAAATACTGACAAAAAGATTGTGGAAATAATTGATATACAAAAAGAACTAAATGAGGCGCAAGAAAAAGACAAAAAAGAGTTAGTTGAAAGAATTGAAAACATCCAGTTGTTGAAGCCAAAAGACGGTCGAGATGGTAGAGATGGTGCTAGAGGTGAGCGAGGTTTACCAGGTGAAAGAGGTTTGCCAGGGCGTGATGGTGTCGATGGTAAAGACGGAAAAGATGGCGTTGGAATACCTGGCAAAGATGGTCGAGATGGTTCTGACGGTGTTGGAGTTTTAAACGCAGTAGTAAATGACAAGGGTGACTTAATCATAAAACTAACTAACAACAAAGTTATAAATGCAGGACACGTTAAAGGACAAAATGGCACAGGCATTAATGGGCATGATGGAACAAGTGTTAAGAACGCCGAGGTAAAAAACGGACACTTAATTATCACACTAGACAATGGCAGAGAAATAGACGCTGGAGTTGTAAGCGGTGGTGGTTCTGGTGGTGAAGAATTTGATCCAATCTTTACTGCAAGCCCAGCATACGATATAACAAGCAACGATATAAGTAATTGGAATAATAAGTCAGATTTTAGTGGTTCTTATAACGATTTAGAGGATAAACCAGAGCTGTTTAGTGGAGATTATAACGATTTAGACAACAAGCCAACAATACCAGTAGTACCAACAAACGTAGGGGCGTTCACAAACGATGTGGGATATTTAACACAACATCAAAGTTTGAGTGGATATGCAACAGAACAATGGGTAGAAAACCAAGGATATCTAACTCAACACCAAGATATAAGTGGCAAGTATGACAAAACAGGTGGAGAAATAAGTGGCAATGTTAAAATTGATGGAACACTAACACTAGACATTGAAGATGAGGATTATGACTCTGGAATAAGATTTGATAAAAGATTGGATGATAATTTAGGAACGGTGTTGACATTAACAGGTTATGCAAATAGTTCAGAACAAACAAATTACAAGCCAATAATAAGAAATATAGGAACACCACAAAATAATTATGATGTGGCAAACAAGAAATATGTTGATGATAATGTGGTTGTGCCAACATATCATTTAGTTTTCTTAAATGCAGATGGAACAGTAGACACATACGCAAGTTCAGTAAACTATACAAATATAAAGAATAACTTAACAAATTCAAAAGAGGCTGATTATTTAGATATAGTATGGGGAACAACAAGATTTTATGCAAAATGTATTGAAGTAACAGATGTAAATACAGGAGATTTAAAGTTCATTGGAGAAGTAGAATACCAAGGAATACAAAGATACATGGTATTTACATTAAATAGTAGTAATGTATTAACAACAACAAATATCATAACTTTTGAAACATTAAGTGATAAAGTACAAAGTGTTGTATCAAATAGTACAAGTACAAATAAATATCCAAGTACAAAAGCAGTATTTGATGAATTTCAAAGAAAGCCTGTTGTCGTATGGGAAACAGACACTAACTTTTTAAATGCAATACAAGCTGATATAACAGAAAATCCAGCATGGCAATTAACAGGGTTAGATATGACACCATTTAAACGAATAAAGATATATTCAAAAGCAGGTAAAGGTAGAACAACAGCAGGAGCAACAGGTGGAATGATTTTAGAAATGTCATTAGATAGTAGAGCAGGATTTGCAGATTATGGTGGTAATTTTGTTGGTTCTGTATTAGCACAAAAGCCAAATGATGCCAACAGATATGCTTCATTAACATGTGCAGTATCAGCAGACAAAACAAAATTTGTAGTATTAAGACAAACAAGTTTATATGGAACCGCAGCAACTACTAACAATGATATTGGAGCAGATGTATTTATGATAGAAGGATATTATGATTAATAAAAATTGAAAAAAGAAGGAGGAATAAAAAATGATTTCAATTTATCAAAAAAATAATTCAATAACAAGAATGGATGGGGAGGCAAAGGAACTAGAGTTTAGAGGGCTTTCAAGCGACACTAAACCAACTAGCATTGATGACGGCGACATTGCAAATGGTTCTGTTTTTATTGAAATAGACACAGGCAAATTATTCTTGTATGATTTAGACAACAAACAATGGAAAGAGGTGTAATACATGGACTTAACAAGTTATTTACTTGGCAAAGAAGCTGGTGGGGGTGGTGGAACACCAACACTACAAAGCAAAGAGGTAGAAATAACAGAAAATGGTCAAACCACAGTTACAGCCGATTCAGGATATGACGGATTAAGTAGTGTGGCAGTTACTACAAATGTGCAAGGTGGAGGAGATTTAAGCGAGTATTTTAATGATACGATAACAAAGAATACAAATACACAACAAACGGCGGCGATGTGGCAAATAATAAATAAATTACCCAATGTTATTTATGTTGATAATAGTGTTACAAATTTAAACAATGCTTTTAATAGTAATATTTTTTTGACAACTTTACCAAAACTTGTGTTTAATTCAAATATAACTACTATACAAAATATATTTGCTTATTGCAGAAATATAACAGAAGTGGATACAACAGGTTTTAATACAACCAACGTAACTAATATGGAAGGTGCATTTAACAGTTGTTCAAATTTGTCGAAAGTAGATACTAGTAGTTCTAATAATTTTGTTTCTGATAAAGCCACAACGATGTCAGAAATGTTTAGTTATTGTTCGAAAATAAAAGAAATTAATTTAAGTAATTTTTATACTCCTGCGTTAAGTGATACATCGTTTATGTTTTATAATTGCGGTGCTTTAAAAAAAATTGATATAAGAAATATGACTTTTGATAATGTAAAAAGTTATAATAGTATGTTTATTTATGTACCAAGCAACTGCGAAATAATAGTAAAAGACGATACACAAAAGACATGGATAACAAGCAAATTTACAAACTTAACCAACGTAAAAACAGTAGCAGAATTGTAAGTAAGGGGTGATACAAATGCCTTTAACTGACGACAAAGAAAAATTGGATTCAATCTTGGAGCTGTTTTATGACAGGTTTGACAAATACAACACAAAAGTTCTTATAAAGCTTGGCGAGGCAATTAAACAATTTGACGATTTAACACCAAGCCAAGCCCACGAACTTGCGCAAGAATTGAAATACAGCACAGATGTTGACGAGCTTTTAAACGAGCTTTCGAAAATAAGTGGCAAAAGCATGAAAGATATTGACAAGTTGCTAGAAAAAGTTGCTGAAGAAAATGTGGGATTTGCAGAAGAATATTACAAAGTTAGGGGCGTTAAGTATGTTCCTTATGAAGATAATGTTCAGTTGCAAAGATACGTCAGGGCGATAAAAGGCGAAACGTATGACACATTTAAGAACTTAGCAAAAAGCAAGAATGTGGGTTTCACATTTAAAGACAAAGATGACAAGACGATTTTCAAGCCACTTAAAACAGTTTACCGAGATTTGATTGATGAGGCAGTTTACAACGTCACAAGTGGCGTTAGCGACTACCAAAGTGCCATGCGAAACACAATAAGACAGCTTGCAGACAGTGGAATTAAAGTTCATGAGGCAAGTGCAACTTACACGAGTGGATATAATCGCCGAATTGATAGCACAGTAAGGCAAAGTGTTTTAACAGGAATGCGCAAAGTAAATATTGCGATTCAAGAGGAAATTGGCAAAGAACTTAATGCAGATGGCGTTGAAATATCGGCACATTTTCCTTGCGCCGAGGATCATTTACCATACCAAGGCAGACAATTTAGTAAAAAGGCGTTTGAAGAAATTAATTCTAGCTTGCCACGACCAATTGGCGATGAAGGATACAATTGTGGGCATTTTATTTATCAGATAATTTTGGGCGTAAATCAGCCAAGCTACACAAAAAAGCAACTAGACAAGCTAAACAGCCAAACTTTAGAAGAATTTGAGTACGAGGGCAAGACATACAACAAATATGAGGCAAGCCAAGTACAAAGAAAGCTCGAAACAGAGATAAGAAAGCAAAAAGATAGGCAGATTATTGCCAAAGCTAGTGGCGACAAAGAGGAAATTGGCAACGCACAAGCAAAAATCACACAATTAACTAACAAATACAACGATTTTAGCAAAAAAGCTAGTTTGGATGCCGACAAAGACAGGTTGCGAGTTAGTGGCTACAGAAGAACTAAAGTAAAATAGTTCTTTTTTGTGCAATTAGGTGTATTTTAGAAATTATGTTATAATTATAGTTGGGTTGATGATATGAAAATTATAAAAGTGAATTTGAACGATGAGTGTGGCGAAATTATTGACAAACTAACAATAATTCCAATTGCCGATGTACATATTGGCGACAAATTAAGCAACTTGAAGCTACTTAAAGAGGTGCTAGAAAGAATAAAAAAAGAAGAACACACTTACACTATAATCAACGGAGATTTGTGCAATATGGCGCTTAAAAATAGTAAATCAGATGTATATTCTGATAATTTAAGCCCAATGGAACAGGTACTAAAAGCCACAGACTTGCTAGAGGGGATTAAAAACAAGATTCTAGTTATAAGTTCTGGCAACCACGAGGATAGAACACAGAGGGAAACGAACATTGATGTTACAAGGCTAATTGCCAAGCAGTTGGGAATTGAGGACAGATATGCAAACGGCTGGTGGTATTTGTATTTGACGTTTGGGCAAGATAAAAAGAAACACCCCATTACTTATGGAATAACTGGTATTCATGGTTACGGTGGTGGTCGTAAAAGCGGGGGCAAGATAAACAGGCTTGAAGATATGAGCCAAGTTGTTATTGCTGACATGTATTTGATGAGCCACACACACAAGCCAATAAGTACCAAAAATTGTATTTACATGCCATATTATCAAAGCAAAGCACTTTCAAAACAAGAGATGTATTATTTAATGACAAATTCATTTTTAGAAAGCGATGGTGGATATGCAGAAAAAATGGGATTCCCACCTAGCAACACATCAATTACAGAAGCCAAGCTAGATGGCGTTAAGAAAAAAATTAAGTTAATAATATAGTGCTATTTGTCAAAAATGACATGTAGTGTTATACTTTATTTATAAGAGTATTGGGGAG